TAAAATGGTATGAAGAACACCCAGGACCATTCTATGTCTTCTTGGCATACGACAAATACACTAATTTTGATGAAGAAGGAACCACAAACAAGTACACGCACTTACAGCAATACAACCAAGTTCTTGAAATGTATATCAGTAGTTTTGACTACTCTGTTCAAAAGCGTGGAAGAAACACAGATGACTTTTGGGATATTTCAATATCTCTGGAAGAGGTTTAGTCGTGTTTAAAACTTATGACGAAGAGGGTAATGAGACAACAGAACTTAAAGACCATCTTCTGACATCTTCAACGGTATCAACACAGTCTGTTGTGATTGCAGAATGGAACCTTAACGAGATAGAAAACATAGAAGAGATAGGAAACTATAGGTATAGACCAACAGACGATGAGTCTAATTTCTATGAACTACCAACAACTTTTACAAAAGAAGAAGCATACTCTGCTACAGCAAAATACTATGGAGCAACAGATGCAGATATAGTCTTTGATGGAGGATATGACGTAGATGAAGAGCCAGTTTTTCTAACAAAACAAAATCAAAGAAGTAAGTTTTATTTTTCGTTGGAAGACTGCTTCGGTAGATTTAGACCACGTTCTGGAATTAACAAGGCAATCTTTGCAGTAGGTCAAGGAGCCAAATTTGGTCATTTTCTAACTAACAACTTTGCCAAAAGACCAAGGTACTATGCAGCAGGTAAAAATGATATTTTTAAGTATTGGACGTCATACAGAACAGAGGTTGTAGATAATAAACTTTTTAACCGTGGAATATCCTATAGTTTTAATAATGGTAATACATACTATATCGATGATGCAGTACCATTCGTTGTATACAAGCAACCTATTGCTGCAAACAGAATTGTTATTAAAATGCAAACCCATGTGGGAGATGCAACCGTTCCAGCAACTCCTAATGACCCATTTACTGGTGCAGCGTCTGTTCCTAAAAATTGGAAGGTAGACATTCTAAGTTCTTCTAATAACTGGAGCACCGCAATAACCTTAAATGATTATACAATTAGAAAAGATGGATATGTAGAACTTGTTTATGGTCCAGTAATTCCAGAAGAACACCAACAGACTTTTGTTTATGTAGGGCAGTACTCAGACGTAGAGTCACTTCCAGAATCAAGTATTGATGGCTATACTTATTTGATTGGAGATACATACCACATCTGGAAAGAGTCACTATCGGTATACGAGACATTTTCTGCTACACCAGCGTGGCAGGTCGTAGAAAGCCTAATCGAAAGAGTTAAGCCATTTGTAACTAACTTAGTTGCAGCAAGTAGCACAACTAACGCCTACGCTATTCTCAAGGGTATTCGTGTTGCAGTAACATCAATGAACACAAGAAACACACCATTTGACCTAATAGAAATATCTCCAAGACTATGTGCAGACCTTTCAGATAAGACAATTGATTTCTCTATAGAAAAGAAAGGTGGAGACCTATCAGATACAGGGATTCCATCTGGAGATATCTTAGCAAGCACTGGAAGCATATCAATCTTTGACTACGACCAAGCGTTCGATAAGGACAACGATAATAGCATTATTAAGAATTCTTCATTTAAAAATTTGCAGTTTAAGTTTTATCAAAAGATACTGAGTGTTAATGGCTTCGACTATACAGTTCCAATAAAGACAATGTATGTGGACGGATTCCCACAAACTAGTTATGCAGAAAGAACTCTAAATATTTCTCTAAGAGACCTGTTCTTCTACTTCGAATCTCTTACATCACCAACAGTATTCCTCAGAAATAAAACTCTTAAATATATCATAGCGTTTGTCATGGATTCCGTTGGGTACTCTAACTATGACTTTAGAAGCGTATCGGAAGAAAGAAACATTATAATTCCAAACTTCTTTGTTGGACCAGACAAGTCTTTAGCAGAGTTGCTACAAGACATTGCTGTGTCCACTCAAAGTTCAATCTTCTTTGACGAAGAAAATAACCTAATTATAATGAGCAAAGAGTACATAATGCCAGCAAGTGCTGAGGTTAGAGGAACAGACATAATTCTGTCTGGCTCACCAGACCAAATCAAGGACAGAGTGTATGACAACAAAACTAATATTCTTCCAGTTGCTGGTGCACCAAGCCAGATATCAAACATTATTCAGATTGAGGCAGAGAGTCACGAAATATATAATGCTGGAAAGATTGTGTTTAGCAACAGATATATTCAAAAGAACGTTGCAGAACTAGACCAGTTCGGAAGACTTGACTATGAAAAGGTATTCACTTATCAGCCAGTTCTTTTGTGGGAACTGTCCTCAAAGAATACTGACAATAATAAATTAAACAATCAGCCAAACAATCAAAACTACACTTTGTCAGCAGTAACTCTAAGTTCAAACCTTGGTTCTGTGGCTCCATATGTACAGAACAATGATGTAAAAGAAAATATTTTCGATGTAGGAGAAATGGTTTACTGGTTAAACAACTATGCAGGATACCTGATGGCTAACGGAGAAATCATTAAGTATGATGCAAAGGAATACACTGTTTCAAGTTTGGGCAAGTATGGGGCAAATGTCTGGGTATCTTCCGAAAGTGACAGGGACTACTACTTTAGTCAGGTAAAGTATGGAAGCCAGATGAAGCCAACAGGCAGAGTAAGAATTTATGCAGAGGTTTCTTATAATGAAGATGGAACATTGGATAAGGTTGTTAAGCATGGTAGAGGACAGTTTGGTACAAAGATTACAAGTCATTCCGCTGGGCTAGGCTCTTCTTGGAAAACTCAAAGAGGTGGGGCAACTATGGATTTTGATTACCTAACTGGTAAGAAAAAATATACAGACCTATCGCAGACCACCTTTGCTCCTGGAGTAGTTACAACAAATATCAACAATGTTTCTACAACAATAAATCTTCCTGCAGGAAAAGGTGTTCCGATTTCTGTTTCTCTGGGAGTTCCTTCCTACTATGAAGACTATGCAGATTTTTCTTCTGTGAACGGTGTTATTGCAAACTACTTGTCATCTACTTATGTTTCAGACATACAGTATAAGAGTTCTACACAAAATGTTATGGGTGCAGTCCAGTCTTCTGCCTTAGTCTTTACTGGCAACAAGGCATACAATAGGGCAGACCCTAAAAACTTCTTGTCCTACTCTTATAAAAAGTTAGACTCTACGCCTACAAATGTGGGAACAAGAATTAGAATTATAGGTAGTCAGACAACTAATCCTAACATGTCACAAATGCCATTTGGAGAAATGACATACCTAACTAGTGAAACTCAGATTAACAATAAAGCAGAGACCCTAGCCTTGTCTGGTGCATCTGGTGGTATAGCACTATATGTTAATGAAAAGAATAATTCTGGATACTACTTTGAAGTGGCAGCACTATCCTCTTATTTGCCAGAAAATGATTCTAACGTATGGTTTTATAAATTAGACAGAAAAGGTTTTCCAAATCTTATGGATACTACTGCTGTATCTTTGGGTGCAGTTAATGACCCAAACAATCCAAACACACTAGTTGCTGCTAGTAATGGAACCCTTTCGTCTAAACTAAGAAATAGGGCAACTGGAGGTTCTAACCCAACAGTTGCAGTTGGGGATAGAGTTTATATTTATAATCAAACAAATTCATATCAAAACGGATACTTCGAGGTAACAAAAGTTGGAGGGGCATCATCAAAATGGGAAATGAAAAGAGATGAATTAGCAATTCCAAGAGTCCTGTTTCAGGCAAAGTCAAACATACTTGTAGACTACAGTAGCATGGTGGGAAGTTCTAGAATTGTTCCAGGAGAAAACCCACCAGTGTATGACCTTAGAATTGAAACGCAGAGAGAGGGTCAGGGTATGAGATTCTTCCTGTACATAAACAACGTATACATAGGAACAGCATTTGATGAAAATGTAGAGCCAACAAAGATAACTAATAGCGTTGCTGTGTTTGTAAGAGGAACGTCTAAATGTATGTTTGAACATGTGTACGCAATTTCAAATAATCCAGAGTATCTTTATACTTCAAATCTAAATGAACTTAAGGCTGCACAAGAAACAAGAGACTATGTGTATGATAATATAAAAAACTATGGAATCAACAGAACAATTATCTCAGAATATTTAAACACTATGAAGACTACAGGATTTGAAAAGAGCGTATTTTATGATGAGTTTGGAACAATTCTTCGTGAGTGTGCATACTTCAATGTTCGTTACGACAAAGCATACCCAGCACTTGTTGCAAAGGTTTCAAACAACATCAACCCACTATTGGGATATCATGTTTCTAACTTTGTTCCGACACCGTATGGTGCAGAATTTATGCTATTCAACACAACAGATGCTCCACTAGTTATGGATTCTTCTAACATAAACTATTTCACAATTACTGGAATAACATTTACAGCAGAATCAAATGAAGAAGTTACTGTAGATGATTACTTCAATGCAGTTAGCGATTACTCACAGTACTATTCATCAAGCATACCAAGCAACACTTCAAACATCCAGAATGATTTAACTACCATTAAAAATAGTAGAAGTATGTATGGCAAAAAAGAATTCTCTATCGAAGCACCATACATACAAGATAGAGATACTGCATACAATATGATGGGGTGGATGATTCAAAAAATTAAGAAGCCAAAGTTAGCAGTATCTATAGACCTATTCTCATTGCCAATTATCCAAATAGGAGATATTGTTCAGGTTGAGTATCAGGCTAATAACAATATAGATATTCCTTACTCTTCTAGATTTGTAGTCTACGCATCTGATGTATCTGCCGCTGATGGGGATATCTCTCAAAAAATATACTTAAGTGAGGTTGTGTAATGTCAAAGCCACCAAAGAGTACGAAAGACAAAACAAAAGATAAAAGCAGGTATGCAAAAGACATAAAGATTGCCACATCTAACCTGTTTGTTGATATTTCAAAAGTTCCTGTTTATGCAAACATCGATGAACTAATTCTTCAGGAACTAAACTCTGGAGAGATTATAGACTATGGAAACAACGGTTTGTTAATTGCAGATGGTTTGGCTGGAAATTTTTCTGGTAATCCAATTCAGTCTGGCATAATGAAAAGTTCTAGCCTAATCTCTTCTCAATATAACCCAAAGATACTTTTGTCTAACAAAAATTACCAACTAGATTACCTAAACCTGTTTGCCTACAGCCTAGATTTTTACACTCCTGTTGTAGGTACTGGGGACAATGGAGAGATTGCCTATGTTGACGAGTCTAATAATCTAGTTATTAATACGGTTCGTGTCCAAGATTTTCAAGAAATTGAGGTCGAATTTTGGAGTTATGACGTGGAAATTAATGATACAATTATAGAATGATAACGTCAAAAGGAAAATCCATACTATCCAAGTATCTAGCCAGCGGAACAAGCACATATGCATCATATATCGGAGTTGGCTGTGGTGCAAGACCAAGAAAAGCATTTAGTGCAAACATAGCCTCTACAGAATCATCAACTGTTAACGCAGGTTCTGGTAATGCAAAAATAATTACATCAGCAGCCCACGACTTTCAAGTAGGAGATTATGTTAGGATATATAATGCTAACGGAAGCAACGTTGCGGCTGCCTATCTCGGCATTTGGCAAATTACGGAAATCATAAATACTACTAGTTTTAAATTTCAAATAGGAGACACAACCGTTAGGACACTAGCCTCTCCATCGCCATCACCAAAAGTTATTTTAGACTTTTCAAACAAGATAGCAATGGACTTTGAGATGCTAAGACTTCCAATAAAATCTAGAAACTCTTTTGTAGAAAATGGGGTATCTATGGTAGAACTTTCAGCAGATTTACCAACAACAGAGATATATGAAATAAGTGAAATAGGACTATTCTCAGACACATCTGACGCAGCATCTCAGATAAACAACAAGAACATTTCTAGTTTTTCTGGAGACCTTTCATGGGTTTACCAAAAAGACTCCTCTGTCCTGAATATTCCTTTTATCTCGACGCCTCTAGATACTGGAAACGAAATTAGTACAATAACAGTGGTGGACGAAGTGTTTCAGGCTAACTCAAACAACACCTTATTTAGAAATAGTACAAGACTTTTGAGACAGGAGAAGCCACGAT